TGTAGGTGATGGTCTAAGCTTGCTTGGTAATACAATAAACGTTAACTATGACGATAGTACTATAGCAACCAATGGAAGCAATCAGCTTTATGTTAAGTCAGGTGGCATAACTAATACTCAAGTAAATGCTTCAGCAGCCATTGCTTATAGCAAGCTAGCTTTAAGTAATAGCATCGTAAATGCAGATATATCAACAACTGCAGCAATTGCTTATAGTAAGCTAAACCTCGCTTCTAGCATAGCTACAAGCGACCTAGCAAGTGGTTTCTTACTTCCATCTACAAATGGTGGTACAGGAGTTAACAATGCAGGCACCCTCACGTATGGAAGTAATAATCTTACATTTACAACTAGTGGTACTACGAATGTTACCTTACCTATTAGCGGTACTCTCTTAGCCAACTCACGTGCTATAAACACATCTGCTCCACTTAGCGGAGGAGGTGATCTGTCAGCAGACAGAACACTAAGCATATCTCAAGCTAGTGCAGGGTCGGATGGTTACTTATCTAGTACAGATTGGTCTACCTTTAACAGTAAAATAAGTAGCGTTACTATTAACACTACAAGTCCTCTTACAGGTGGAGCTAGTGGTAGTTCATTTACACTGGCGATGCCACAAGCAACTAGTTTAGTAGATGGCTTTTTAAGTTCAACAGACTGGTCAACATTTAACGCTAAGCAGAATGCTCTAGGCTTTACTCCTGCTAATAGCACAACTACCATCTCAACTACTAGCCCTCTAAGCGGTGGTGGAGACCTAAGTACAAACAGAACTTTGTCAATTGCTCAGGCAACTGTGAGTACAAGTGGTTACTTATCTAGTACAGATTGGTCAACATTCAACTCCAAAGAGCCAGCAATTACGGCAGGTACTACATCTCAATACTGGCGCGGAGACAAGAGCTTCCAAACACTTGACACTCTAGCTGTCACAGAAAATACCAACTTATATTATACAGATACTCGCGCAAGACTTGCCTTATCAGCCACCTCTCCAGTAGCATATGACAACTCTACCGGTGTTATTAGTATGGGTGCAGCAACTGCACTTGCAAGTGGCTATTTAAGCTCTACAGACTGGGCTGCTTTTGATAGTAAACAAGCAGCATTAGGCTATACTCCAGTTAATAAAGCTGGTGACACTATGAGTGGTGCCTTGACACTTGGTCCAGTTGGCACAAGTGCAGGTGACGGAGGCATTGTAAAACTAACTGAACTAGCAGCCAATGGTACTAACTATGTAGCATTTAGAGCTGCTGACAGTATTGTGTCTAGCGTAACTTGGACTCTTCCCGATGCTGACGGAACATCAGGACAGGTACTTAGCACCAATGGTTCTGGTGTACTCAGCTGGTCTTCAGGAGGTGGCGGAGGTACGGTTACAAGTGTAACAGCAAGCGCACCTTTAGCTTCTAGTGGTGGTAGTACACCTAACATAACAATAACACAGGCAAATACAACTACAGATGGCTACTTAAGTTCAACAGACTGGAACACTTTCAACGGAAAACAAGCAGCATTAGGTTATACTCCGGTTAATAAGGCTGGAGATACGATGTCGGGTACCCTAACTCTTGGCCCAATTGGAACTAGTGCTGGTCAAGGTGGTAGAATACAATTCACAGAACTAGCAGCAAATGGTACTAACTTTGTAGCCTTTAAGGCTGCAGATAGTATTACTGCGGATGTTACTTGGACTCTTCCAAGTGCAGATGGTACAAATGGTCAAGTACTAAGCACCGATGGTTCTGGCACACTAAGCTGGGCAACGGCAAGCGGCGGTGGAGGTATTTCAGGATCTGGTACCACAAATACCATAATGAAATGGTCCGCTTCTACTACAGCTGCAGATTCTAGTATTACAGATAGTGGTACTGCAGTATCTACAACAAGTACTCTTGCTACTACTAACACAACAGATAGCACTAGCTCAACTACTGGAGCTCTTAAATCTAGTGGTGGTATTGCTGCGGTTAAGAATATAGTTACTGGTGGTCAGGTAGCTAGTGAATTCTATGATGCAGGTAACTCAAGTACTAGTATTACTATAGACTTTAACAATGGTAACGTACAACAAACCACACTTACTGCAAACACTACAATAAGCTTTAGCAATCCAATAGATGGCGCAAGTTATGTACTTATCATGATACAAGATGGTACTGGTGGACGTACAAGAGCTTGGGGTTCTACTATTAAGTGGGCAGGTGGTACAGAACCTAGTTGGAGTACTCTAGCAAGTAGAGTGGATATAGCGACTTTCTTATACGCAGGTGGCACTTGGTACGGTGGTGCTAATACAGTGTTTGCATAATAGGAGATAGAATGGTACTTAGTTATTTTTCACCACGCGGTCTTAGTCAAGCCGTAGAAAATAATATAGGAACTGTATGCGGAGCCGACGGATCTGGAGGCGAAATTAGAAAGCATTTAATTTCGGGTACCACTCTTTGGATTGCTGGTCAGTTCGTTACTTACACAGATAAGAATGGTAAGGCGACAGCCTGCAATGGACTTGCTAAAATAGATCTAACTACGGGTCTTCATGACGCTACATTTACTACAGGAACAGGTTTTAACAGCTGGGTACATGATATAAGACTTTATGATGGTGGTACTACTTTACTTTGCGCGGGTGACTTTACCGCGTACAATGGGACAACAAGACAACGAATTTGTAAGATAAGTGCTAGTACCGGCGCGATAAATACAACATTTAACACTGCTTCTGGCGCTAACGGTACTGTTTTTGGTATTGCATGTACAAATGGTTGGACCGGCGGCGATGATGGTTTTCCTCATATTGCTGGTAACTTCACTGTTTACAAAGGTGCCACACGCCAAAATGTCTTGAGATTAAATGGTAGTACAGGAGCATTAGATGCTGGTTACAATTCGGTCTCTGGTGCTAACTCTGCTATATATCAAATAACCCCTTACGGTTACGATTCTGCAACCGCTACTTATTATCACTTTATTATGGGTGAGTTCACTACCTATAAAGGAACAACTAGGCAGCGTATCGCAAAAGTTAATGCTGGCACTGCAGCTTTGATTACAGCCTTCAATAGCGCAAGTGGTTTTGATGCTTATGCTTTTAGAGCAACCTACGGTATTAGCGGTACAGACCTTACAGACCTTTGTGTAGACGGCAACTTTACAACTTACGGTGGTACCTCAAGAAATAGAATAGCTAAACTAAATATAAGTACAGGCGCACTTGACACTACATTTGCACCTGGAACTGGGTTTAATGCTAGAGCAGATGGTTTGCTATATGATGGTACAAATTTGTATGTAAGTGGTGCTTTTACAGACTACAACGGAACTGCAAGAGGTGGCTTAGTCAAGATATCAGCCACAACCGCGGCACTTGACACAACCTTTAATCCTCCCAATAGTGGGTATAATGGCGGTTTTTCTCCTTATACGATTGCTACGGATGGCAGTGCTCTTTACATAGGAGCGATCGGGACTGTATCGTTTTATAGTGGTAAACCTTATGGAACCGTAGTTAAAACAAGTGTCGTAAATGCTCAAGCCATAGACCAAGAATTACGATACGGATTTTTAGGAGGAGTACCACTTACAGGAGTAATTAGTGGCGGCTACGCTTATTTAGGTGGAAGCTTTTTAGGTTATGTATCACCTTCTGGAAAGTACACTGCAGCAGTAGGAATTATTAAAATACGTCTTATAAACAGAGAAGCGGATGAGACATTTGCTGCCGGTATTGGTACCGGTCTTCCCGGTGGCAACTTACGAGCAATGCTTTTAGTTGGAAACGATCTTTACATTGCTGGAGCGTTTGGTTCTTTTAACGGTATAGCTAGAGAGCAAGTAGCTAAGCTTAATGCAACTACAGGTGTGTTGGACACAACTTTTGACAGTGCAAGTGGTTTAAATAACTATGCACTTTGTTTAGCTCATGATGGTAGCAACGGTCTTTACATTGGTGGAGTCTTTACAACCTACAAAGGTACTTCAAGACTAAGACTAGTGAAAGTAGATGCAACCACCGCTGCTTTAGATACAACATTTGACACTTCAACTGGTCCTTCAGCAGATGTAGACTCACTAGTATTTACTGGAGGAGCACTTTACGTAGCCGGATTATTTACAACCTATAAAAGCGTAACAAGGCAATATATTTGCAAAGTAAATGCATCTACTGCTGCTTTAGATACAACGTTTGACAGCGCCTCTGGATTTAATTCCACTAGTTATGTACTCACTACAGATGGCAGCGGCAACATACTTTGCGGTGGTCCCTTTACAACCTACAAAGGAACCGCTAGGCAGTGTATTGCTAAACTTAATCCAACTACCGCCGCTTTAGATACAACATTCAACACTGCTAGTGGAGCTAATGGCGCAGTAAGATGGATGATAGTAGACGGTAGTAATATTTACGTAGTTGGCGAGATGAGTACTTATAAAGGGACGGCTAGACAAGGCATTTTCAAAGCAAATGCCAGCACCGGCGCACTAGATACAACGTTCAATAGCGCTTCAGGATTTACTGGCGGTACATCAAGAACGTGGTGGGTAGGACTAAGCAATAATGTTGTTTATGCAATAGGTCAAGCTCTTGCATACAAAGGTAACGGCCGAATTGGAATAGCAGCACTTGACGCTACGTCAGCGATAGATGGAGGAATATTCTAATGCAAATTAAAGTTAAACCAACTGAACAATACCCGACCTTAGCAACACTAGGTGTCTATGTCAAAGGTATAGACTTTCAAGCACAATGCGCTTTCTTTGAAGTCTTCTGGGAAGATGTAGATGCTAATCATCTAAGGAACCCACAACCTTTAACTATGGAAGGTGAAGCATACGCAAACTGGATAGATGACCTTCCTTATATCAAGGACTGGATATTAAAGCAAACTGGGCTAGAGGAAGATACAACAAATTAAATAGACTTGATACTAAGCTTATTATTAAGGAGATGTCATGGCACAAGATAACAGAATAATAAAAGTAACAGCCGGAGCTGCTGCAAATGGCCAGGTAAAGATGTATGACATCTCTGGTAACTCTGCAACAATAGTGTCTCCTGCATTAGCCGGCAATGCTACAGTAACACTACCAAACGCTACAAGCACAGTAAGTACAACTAACCTAAACGAAACAATAACAGGCACTAGAACGTTTAGTAGTACCCTTACTGCAAACGGTACTCTTACTGCAAATGGTACTTCAACATTTACAAGCACTACAAACCTTAATGGTACTACTACTGTTGGTGGAAATATAACGCTAAACGGTACAGTCTCATTTGGGTCATCAGCAGCTTTGTCAGGTCCTGGTGTACTTCCAATAGGAGCAGTAATAGCAACTGCAGCTAACCTGTCTGGAGCTTACGTATGTGCTGCGACCACAGCAGCCGATGGATACGGGTTTGTAAAGTGTAATGGTCAGGTAATATCAGATGCAACTAGTCCCATGAACGGCGTGACAATACCTAATATAAATAACGACGTATTTTTAATGGGTTCTACTACTGCAGGAACAGCTTCAGGTAGTAATACAAAAACTCTTACAACTACAGAACTACCAACACATACTCACACAAATACGTTTGCTCTTAGCGGTACAGGTGTAGTCTCAGGAACTGGAACTTTTGCTTCTAGTGGTCACACTCACGTATTCAAGCACGTTCACCAATGGATGTCCAACGTTTCAGGAAGTGGTGGTGCTTCAGGAAGTACTTACCAATCTTGGGCTCCTGGAACTGAAAGTACTAATTTAACAACATGGAGTGGTAACCCTGGCACTGGTGGTAACGTTATTCCTTACTCTCACGGCGCATTGCTTAGCACTCAAACTGCTCCTTATGCTAGTACAGCCATGAGAATTAACCAATTTGATAACCAGACCAGAAACTACTACACAGGTGGTGTACTATCTGCTTCAAGTGGAAGTGGTGACACAGCTAACACTGCTGCACCAAGTGCAACTACGACAGTGACCTTTGGAGGTAGCATAGATAACGCTGGTTCAGGATCATCATTTGACATAAGACCTAAGTATATTAGCATGTTATATATTATGAGGATTAAATAAATGAAGTATAAGTTTAAGTGGCGTAGAAAGCTGTTTTGGAACACTAGAACTGTTATTGGTCACCAATATCTTCCTGATATAGATAAGATAGTTCTTTACTTTGAAGACGGCTCTCAAGAAATAATCGCTCACTGGAAAAATTGTGATCAGAAACTCGGTGTAGACTGGGTTCTAGCAACAAAGAAGAGGATGGAAGAAGAAGCTGGCTCTCCTATTCCATTAAAGGTGAACGCTGGTGGTTAAACAAACCGATCGCATTGAGATGAAGCTAGATAAACTAGACGAACAAATCAAAGTACTTGATAAACGTCTAGATAGTGTGGATATAACTCTTGCAAAACAGCAAGTTAGTTTAGATGAGCACATTAAGCGTACTACTCTTCTTGAAAACAAAGTCATTCCTCTTGAAAAAGCTCATGCGATCGGTAAAGCAATAATGCTTATTAGCACAGGTGGGGTTACATTAGTAACTCTAATTTATAATATTTATAAGATCTTATTTCCTTAAGGAGTAAACACATGGCAGAGAAAAAAGTACCAGCTCTTGCAATTATTCTTGCAAAAGCTCACAAAGACAAAATGGCGGGTATGGAGCCTGAGAATGAAAACGAAATGAGTGAAGATGATGATAGTGAAGGTGAAATGTACCTAGAAGCCTATCACAAAGCTATGCAAGAGGGTGACATCAAAGAAGCTAACAAGGCTTTTGAAGATTACCACGATTGGCTACACCGTGATATGCTTGACGAGCACCAGCAATATGCTGAGGAGCACGAAGACTAAGATAAGGAGTATCTAAATGGCAACTTATGCTAATCTAGCAGCACTTAGAGGTGAAGCTCTGCAAATGGCAGACATGGCGAACACTGTTACTGCAGCTTCTTCTCCACAAGACGTTGTTAATACAGGATTTGTTCCAGTTAGTGAGGCAAATAAGTACATCAACCAAGGTTATAAATACTTGTACGGTCTACTAACCTTGCAATGGGAGAACTTCTTTAACAGTACTTACGACTTTCAGTTGCAGGCTAATCAAGAAGATTACGATCTTCCTACAGACTTTCAACACGTAATTGGTGTAGACCTTCTTCCTGGTGGTGATACTAAACTAAGGATAACAATTGCAGAGCTTGGTTGGCAAGAGCGTAACCGCTATAGAAGCTTCTTCTTTACCTACCTAGGTAAACGATATGAATGGCATTTGTTTAACAACAGCATGCGCATTAGCCCAGTACCAAGCGGTCAAACTGGCGATGCAATAAGAATGTATTACGTGCCAAGCTTTACTCCCTTGGTAGACGATACAGATGTTGTAGCTACAATGCCTCAACTAGATGAATTTATTACAACCTACGCTGCCATACGTATGGTTGAAAAGCAAGAACAAGATTCTACTCACCTACAAAGACGTCTAGAAAAGCTAGAAGAGCTTGCTGTAAACATTGGTAAAGCTCGTCAAGTAGCGACAGTAAGAGCTGTGGCAAGAGTTGAAGATGACTACTTAGGTCAGCTAAACGTAGGTATCTACGAGGATTTCTATTAATGATCATGCAGAAGTATCATCGCTACGTAACAGGAGATACGAAACTAGATCGTAACTTGCAGGATGTGCAGCGATCTATAGACAGTATCTACAGCTATGTAAAGACTTTGAGTCTTAGCGGTGGTACTGTTTCTATTTCAGGTGTACCAGCAAGTGCTACTCAAGATGGTTACTTACTCGCAACTGATTGGGTCACCTTTAACAATAAGCAAAATGTTCTTGGTTATACACCTGCAAATAGAAATATAACTATTTCAACAACATCTCCTCTTAGTGGAGGCGGTGATTTGTCTACCAACAGAACGATATCTATTACGCAGGCTAACGGTAGTACAAATGGCTACTTGTCAAGTACCGATTGGAGTACCTTTAATTCCAAACAGGCAGCTTTACCTTGGACAACTACTGGTGATTTACTTTACTATAACTCTGGAGCACAAAGATTAGCTGCAACAACGGATGGCTATGTACTTACACTTGCTAGTGGTTTACCTACTTGGACTGCAGCACCTCCCGCTAGCGGCTCACTAGTACATCCAACAACAGAAAGTACCTTTGAAGTAGGTTCTTATAATGTTGGAATGACTGGAACTTCTAACACAGCTATTGGTGTAGACGCTGGCATAAATATTACAGGTGGTTTAAATAATACACTTTTGGGGGTTGGTGCCGGAAAAAGTATCACCTTAGGCAGTACTAATAATATAATCGGAAGTTTAGCTGGTGGTAACATTACCAGTGGATCCGCAAATAATATAATGGGATGGTATGCTGCTTCATCACTTACAGCGGGTAGCTATAATGTTGTTATAGGAAACGGCGCTGGGGCAGCACTAAATAGTGGTGCATCCTCTTATAATACTTTTGTAGGCGCGCTGGCTGGAAATCAAGTTGGAAACTTTGGTTACAATACCTACATAGGAATGGACGCTGGATTGAACGTAACTGGAGGAGAATATAACACTTCTCTAGGCTACTTTGCTGGAGCCCGTGTGAGCGGAACTGGAAATAACAACACAAGCATTGGTTCTTATGCAGGTCAAAACCATGCTTCAACAAGCGCAAGTAATGTTTGTATAGGTTACGGTGCTGGACCATCAACTTCAACTACTGAAAGTAACAAGCTTTATATAAATAACGCAGCAGGAACTCCTCTAATTAAAGGAGATTTTTCAGCTTCTACTCTTGAATTAAATGCAACTGTAACACTTGGTACTGGAACTCCTACACATAAACTTAATACGGCAACTGGTACTAATTCAACTAATACTCTAACACTTACAAATGCGCCAAGTGCAATTAGTGGTAATCCAACAGGTTATATAAAGATAAACATTAACGGAACAGATCGTTACATTCCTTATTGGTAACATTCCGTACTGGAGACAAAAACATGACTCTAACACCCTACATGTATCTAGATTTGCCACTAGTAAATATAACTAGTGGACCTCAGTTTGCTAGTTTAGTGAACGCTGCCATGACCAAGGTTGATTCTCATGACCATACACCCAACAATGGCAAGCAAATCACAACAGCTGGTCTTAACATTAATGCAGACCTTAACTTTAACGGATTTGGCATACTAGAAACTAAGGCACTAAACCTTAGCGTTCAGACTTCTTCTATAACAAGTAGTTCAACAGTCTATGTTCTCAATGGTGAGCTAAACTTTGTAGATGGAAACGGCAATGCAATCCAGCTAACAAGCAATGGTGCGATTAATGTGAGTAACCTAGCTGGTAACATTTCGGGTATGAACGGAACAACAGCCGCTGTAACATACAATAACACTGCAAAAACCTTCTACTTTACAAGAAGCTCAGGTGTTGCAGCAAATATTTCGGTTGGTCGTAGCCTTGTAATACAAGATAGTGCAAGTAATACAGTCACAGTTCAGTCTCCAACAACTGTAAATACAAGCTACTCTATAACTCTTCCTACAGATGTAGCCTCAAACAACTATAGTTACCTGCAAACAGACACAAGTGGTAATACATCATGGGTACGTCTAAGCTTAACAGGTCTAACATATGTTACTCTTAGCCAAGCTACTGGCACCTTTACTCTTAACCAAGTAGATCCTGCGACAGATATCAAGCAAAATAGCGCAACTACTGGTCAACGTCTTGGTTGGAGCGGTAGTGCATGGGTGCCTACAGACACAGTAACAACAAGTGCACAAACAAGCTTGGCTGCTGGTGCAACTATTACAATTCCATCCGATCATAGGGATTCTACTATTACAGTTGCGGGTGCTAGTACAGCAGTCACTTGTACACTTGCTAGTGGAGTCTACTCAGGTCAAAAAGCAACACTTATAGGAAATAGCAGTACAAATACGGTCTCAATGGTTTACAGCGGAACTCTTCTTCTGAATGGTAATATTACTCTAGGCGCTGGAGACACAATTACTTTAAGTTGGGCTGGTTCTTATTGGGTTGAATTAAACCGCAACAACTAAGGAGTTCTAATGGCTCTTAACTTTAACTATGCTTTTTATACTTTTCACAAAGGTTTAAATCAGAAGACTCAAAAAGAGCTTCTGAATCCTCCTTATGTTCTTACTTGTAACGACGCAGTTTTCTTAAAGACTGGAAGCGTACAAAAAAGAACGGGTTACGATTACAAGTCAACTGGACCAGATTCGTTTACTGGACTAACTAACTTCCACGGTTCTATCTTAGCGCAAAGTGCTAGTGATCTTTACGCTTACTCAGACTTATCAAATAAATGGAGTGGTTCTATAGGTACTAAAAAACCTTACTGGCTAACTCACTTTGAAGTCTTTAGAAGTAACTACAATGCAACTGATCCTGATATGGCACTAGATACCCTTATCACAGCCAATCAAGAAACAGATGTAAATACTACTGCAGTTATTGCATGGGTAGATACTAGAGGTAGTGGATCTAGTGTACGTTGTAGAGTATTAGACTTCAACGGTAACACAATCATTCCTGATACAGAAATAAGTGCAAGTGGTAGAGCTCCAAAAGTAACTCAAGCTGGTGCTTGGTTTTGGATTGTTTACAACGACACGACTGATAATGGAATTAAAGCAAGACGTATAAATAGGCTTACTCCTAATATCTTGGGTAACGAAATCGTGCTAGTAGCTGGAACAAATGTTCATGCTGACTCAATCTGGGATATGGACTTTATTCCTGAACTGGAGGGAATCATTGTTGTTTACAAGCGTATCACTAGCGGTTTTATTTATGCAAAATACTTCGATCGCCTTGGTAATGCTGGTGCTGGAGTGGCAGTTAACGGTCTTCCTACGGAAACTCAAATTGCTGGTGAAGCGCCTACGACACAAGTCTCAATAAGTAACGGTGTTTCTACAGTAGGTGCTTACTATAACCTATGTTTGTACGACAATGGTGGTGATGCTAAGTTTGTAGTGGTAGATTTTACTCTTAACGCAGTAGTGGCTCCAACAGTTTATGAAGCTGCTGCAGGTACCATTGGACGATTTGGAACTCTATGGAGACCCTACACAGCACAATGGATCGTCCTTACTTCTATAAATGCACCTGCAAGTACGGATGATTACATTACAAAAGGTGTTGTTGGATTAAATGGACTAGATGTAACTCCATTTATTTATCAAAGAGGAGCAACTCTTTATACAAACCCCAGTACAGACTTCTATGACGAAAATGCAAACAATAACATGTACTTCTGGGTTCTATTTGATTCACAAGTACAACCTACATACTTCTTGCTTAGAGAACAATTTAGTGACGATGGCTACGGAAGTCTTGATGGTTACGGAGAATCTACAACAATCGTAGCCAAACATCTTCAAGGGTTAGCAGGATCTTCACACTCTATCGGTCATATTGGCAATTATTCCATGGATGCTGCTCTTTTGAAGAAAGACTTCCTGACTAGTACTAGCGGAACTGTTTATGCCAATGATGGTGTAACATGGTTAGATACTATTTCTTATCTTACTCAAGGAGATCAAGCTCAAATAGCACAAGTAGGAACTACAGGTTTAATGACTGGTGGTTTATGCCAGGTAGTTACTAATCAAAGTGTGGATCCAGTTGGCTTTAGCTTATACCCTGAGATTGTAAGTTGTGCTTCTGCAGGGGCAGGTTCAGTGGCTCCTGGAACATATTTATACGTAGCTACATACCAATGGACTGACGCGAATGGGGACATACACGAGTCAGCTCCAAGCGTTCCGTTTTCATATACTATCTCAGGAAGTGCTGAAGATGTAGATGTTACTATTCCAACACTTCGTCTGGACGACAGAACAGGGGTTGTAATTAACGTTTACAGAACAACTGCAGGGGGCACATTATATTATCAAGTATCGCCTACAAATGGAAGTTTCACGTTTAACGACCCTACTGTAGATTCAGTTGTGTTTACTGATGATGTTTCTGATGCGGCCATAGCAGGCAATAAGCAGCTCTATACAACTGGCGGTGTCCTTGAAGCCGTAGCTCCTCCTTACACCTTAACTGCAACAACATTTAAGGGTAGAGTGTTTGTAGCAGGAGATGCCAATCAACCTCATAAGGTTTGGTTTAGTCAACCTTACATTCAAGGAGTAGGACTACAATTCAACGAACTCTTGTCCTTTGATGTAGAGCCAGGAGTAGGTGGCTATATTACTGCGCTTGCTTATCTAGACGATAACCTTATTATATTTAAGGAAAGTATTGTATACTTTGTCCAAGGACTTGGTCCAGATAGGACTGGTGGCGGTAGCGACTACGATCCAAGAAGGATACAATCCGACGTTGGCTGTTTGAATCCTTTCTCAATTGTAACTACTCCAGATGGTATAATGTTCCAATCCACCAAGGGTATTTGGAAGATAAATAGACAGCTACAAGTAGTTTACATTGGTGCTCCAGTAGAAGACTTCTTTGTTTCTAACGCTCCTACAGACAAACATCAAGCTAATCCGCTTAGTTATGTTTATGCAGCGACACTTCACGCTGGAGAGAATGCAGTAAGACTCTTCTTAGATACAGGAGAAGTACTTTACTACAACTACTTCCACGATGTATGGTCAGTTCATACTAACTACAATGCGTCTGGAGCTTGCGTGAGACCTATTTCTAACAACTATATTGGTCAACAAGGAATAGATGATTTCTTCTTTGTAAGAGATAATGGAGCAATATTTAAGGCTAATACCTCTAGTTACCTGGACAACGGAGCTCCAATCAGGATGAAAATCAGAACTACTTGGATTAACCCAAGTGGTCAAAAATGGCAGTTCTGTAGGATTCCTTGGATGGTTTTATTTGGAGAGAGACTTACAGATCACTTAGTGACTATGAATATTTACTATGACGAGTCAGATGTAGTTACTGAGACAGTTACTTTTAACGTAACGAGCTCTGATTCACTTTATGGTGAAGGTCAATCTTGGGGTTCAGACACCTACTACGGTGGTGGTAATGGATCCTGGGGTGACCAAAGCTTTTGGGGAAGCCAAGACTTCTGGGGTGGAAGCTCAAATGACGTTATGTCGTACAGGCATATGCTAAAGCAGCAAAAGTGCTACTCTATTTCGTTTGAATTTTTAGATGATATTATTCCTCTTACAGGTGGTCCAGCAAATGGGCCTTCATTTACATTGATGGGTATTGGGCTAACATACGGACTTAAAAAGGGTCCTAAGTTTAATCAAGCTCGCACGATATAAGGAGACATTATGTTTAATCCATTTAAAGGCGTGGAAGGTGGGCAGTGGCTTGACAAACTAGCTACTAAGGACCCAATTGTTCACAATGCTGCTAACGATGCAGCAAGAGCAATTAGTGCCCGCGGTGATGAGATCCAAGATCAGTTCAAAAAAGGAATGATCACTAAAGAAGAATGGGCTGCAAAGACTAAAGAACTTGCAGACCAACTTCAAACTTCTCTTGGTACAATAACAGGCCTAAGTAAGCAAGCAATAGATGCACTAGTCCCAGCCGTAGCCGTTGCTGCAAATGTAGATTATACCAAAACAACACCAGACGCCGCAGTTCAGTTAATGACGGCAGCCAAGGTGGGCGATGCTTCTGGATTAAGTCCACAGCAAATGGCTCAGCTTTACACAAATCCAAGCAGCCCAGAAGCTGCTCAAATTGCTAGTATACCTCAGGTACAGGCGGCCGTTACTGAGGCTGCTCCAGAAGTAGCGCCTGCAAGTCTTGGACAAGGTCTTCAAGATCTTGCAACACAATCGACACAAACTGCACTTGGTGCACAACAAGCTGGAGCACAAGCCCTAACAGGTCTTGCAGGTTTAGCTCAAGGTCCTAGTGGTGCACAACAACTCCAAGCTACACAACTTCAACAACAACAAGCTCAACAAGCAATCGCATCACAAGCAGCTTCACAAAGAGGTGCTTATAACCCTGCAATAGCACGAGCAGCAATGGCACAACAAGCTCAAGCAGCTCAAGCAATAGGTGGCCAACAGGCTACTCAACAGTTCCAACAAAGCCTAGCAGGACAACAAGCTCTTGCGCAGGCAGCAATTGCACAGCAAGCACAAAGCTTTCAACAAGCTTATAATCCACAGTTGCAACAAGCACAAATGTCTCAACAAGCGGCTTTGGCTAATCAACAAATAGCTGCTCAGTACGGACTTACTGGTGCAGGATTTCAACAAGCTGCAAACTTACAACAAAGTGCTCAGCAACAACAAACAGCTTTGGCTCAAGCACAACTTTTACAGCAAGCAGGATTGGCTGGTTATCAAGGTCAGTTGCAAGGAGCACAAACACAAGCTCAACTTGCAGCACAAATGGCAATGGCTCAGTACGGGTTTGGAACTCAGCAACAACTTACAAATGCTCAGTATTTACAAGCTGCAGCATTAGCTAATGCACAAATGGCAACCCAAACCAATCAGTTTAACGTAGGTAATCAAATTCAAGCAGCACAATACCAAGCTGGTTTAGATCAGCAAGCTAACATGGCTAGTGCTCAGTATCAACAACAAATGAACCAAGCAATAGCACAGGCATATCAGAATCAAATGGGCGCTACTCTTGGAGCTCAACAGTACTGGTCAGGTCAAATGCCTACACAACTTCTTGGGATGCAGATGGGGCAGAATGCTCAGCAAGCAGGTGTTGCTCAAGGAACTCTTGGTAGCTACCAACAAGCACAAGCTAGTGCTGTTGACTATCAACAAAAACTTAAAGGTGGTTTAATTTCAGGCGGATCTGAAATGGGGGCTGCTAAACTAGGTCAGGCCGCTGCACCAGCCGCAACAACAACAGCTGGTGGTGCTGGAGCCGCTACTGGTGCAGGTGCAGCTACAGCAGCTCCAGTAGCAGCTGGCGCAGCAGCATCTGATGCAAGATTGAAACACAACGTTGAAGATCTAAGTGCTGGTGATATCAAAGAGTTCTTAGATGCAGTGAATCCTAAAGCTTTTGAATACCTATCAGAACAGTACGGAACTGGATCAAAAGTAGGCTTTATGATGCAAGATATTGAAAATACAAAGGTTGGTAAGATTATCTCCAGAACGCTTCCAAATGGAATGAAGGGTTATGATCCACAAAGTCTTCAAGGCGTTCTATTAGCTGCTCTTAAATACCAACTAGTTAAAGGAGCATAACATGGCTCGTCAGTTATACATGAATCCAGCTACTGGTGTTCAGTCTGCATTGGATCCAAGTGACCCAGCGCAAGCTAAAATTATTCAAGATGGTGGTTTTGTTCCTTCTGGACAGGCAAGCAACACCCCAACAGACTTTACTACAGCAACTGGAAGAGGAGGACCAGGTAGCGTTCCTACTCCTAGTACAGCCCCTACTCCGCCTCCAGGTCGTGCCTCCGCAACTAATATGTCTCCAGCAGTAACAGGTGGAGGAGCAGGAGCTCCAACGTTTAATGCTACTGCAACGCCACAACCAGGATTTAATGTAGCACAAATACAAACTCCTGATATCTACGGCAACTTAGCTGCAATGGGTGCAAAAGCTCCTTCTACTAGTGTTGGAGCTGGTGCTTATCCTAGTATTCCTAAGACCCCTCAAGAATTAGGTGCTCCTTCGCCAACTGAAGTGCAAACAGAACTTAAGAGACTCGGAACTACAGCCGAAGATATTTCTACACAAAAAGGTAAAGTTTTTGAGCAACAGCAAACAGCAATGGGTGAAGCAAGACAAGAACTTAAGACAGAACAAGGTCTTGTTGAGCTTGGTCGTCGTACCTTTGAAGAGAATCAAGCTGCTCTACAAAATGAGCTTAAACTTCAAAGAGAAGTTATAGCTAGTACCAAGGTTGATCCAAACAAGTTCTATGAAAATCTTGGCACTTGGGGAAGAGTGGGTGCAGCTGTTTCTATTGGACTAAACACCATAGGTAGCTTTATTGCAGGCGCTCCTGGAAGACCCAACCTTGCCAAGCAAATACTAGATGATGCGGCTCATCGTGAATATCTAACTCAAAAAGAAAAACTATCTAATCTCAAAGAAGTATATGGTCTTACTTCTGATCAAATGAAGAATAATGTCGTAATGCAAAACCTACGTGAATCACAATACCAAAGTAACGTAGCTCGTATTAACATGGATGCAGGTATGAGGATGCAGGAGTTAGCTACTGGTCTTCAGAAGCAAGATGCTAGACAAGCAGCATTAGCTTTCTCGTCGGATCTAATGAAAGCTGCAAATGAAGCTGCGTGGAAACAAGCACAAGCACAAACTACACTTCTTAACATGGGTATTGACATTGCTGGTAAGAAGCAACAAGCTGCTCTTGCTGGTAAACAACTTGAGATGGATGCATACAAAACCAAAGTTGGTATCGCAGAGAAACAAGCAGAACTTGGTCTTACTACAACTAGGCTCAAGGCAGAATACGGAACAGCTATGGGTCGTCTTGGTATTCCTCCAAAGGATCAGGATTCAGCTCAAAAAGAAGCTTCACAGATTATCAATCATCAGAAGGCTTCTAAACTTGTTGAAACTGGCTTTAACGAACTCAAAGACCTTGCAGGAGGCGTTACAGGTAAGCTTAGTACTTTCTTACCAAACTGGGCTGGCGGTGCATCAGGTAAGATCGACGCACTTAAATCAGTAATTGCCACAAGTTTAGGTAGAGCTTCCGGTGGATTAACCGAAGGTGCAGTTCACAGGATACTTGACCAGCTTCCAAATGAAGGTGATTCAGCTAGCGTGATGGATAAGAAATGGGAAGCTATTCAAATGGAGATGCAAGGTGGTGTTCCAGCTACTCCTATTCTAGACCAGTATCCTTCTGCTAGGAACTACTTTGAGGCTGGCGGGGTAAGCACAGTACCTGGTCAAGGTCTACCAGGCAAAAAACGATAGGATTAAAACATGGTTGATCAAACTATTCCTGCACCTAGTGCAGTTCCCGAACAGGCTCCTCCTCCAAATACTATTCCTTTCCAGTATCCTGGACAAGAAGGTATTTACGATGTAGATCATACTCAAATTGAAGAAGCCATCAAGATGGGTGGCGTTCCTGCTAACGGCTATAATGTATCAGTCTCTTATCCTAACACTCAAGATCTTTACAACGTTCCTTCTGAAGAACTGATTGCGGCTGTTAAGCATCACGGAGCAAAAATAGCTTCACCAGACGACGTCACTGCCTACGATATGGCTAAACAAGCTGGAATTCCTGAACATATTGCAGCATTTGGTCGTCAAGCTGCTACTACACTAACAGGTGGAGCGCTTGAAGATGAACAAGGCCATCTACAGAGAAGATTAGAACAGAAAGCTTTTCCTGCTTCAACAACAGTAGGAACAGTGGCAGGAGTTGCTGCTATTCCAGTAGGTTTGGCAGCAGCAGGAGTTGCTGCTCCAGCAGGATTACTAGGTGCCGTAGCAATGGGTGCAGGTGAAAGTATGCTAGCTGGTGCTCAAATGAGGGGTGCTGAAGCTCCAGTTGGACAAAAGCTATCTCAAGCATTTGATGTTGGCGCAATGACCGAAGATGCTGCTTGGGGTGGAGCTTTTGCTGGCGTAATAGGTGTAGCGGGCAAAGGGCTTGCTACTGCAAAAGAAGCAGTAGGAAAGGCTTTACAACCTGAATCTAGAACAATGATATATGCAAGTAATCTTAGTGAAACACTGTTTGGTAAAAGACCTCCAGGTCCAGGCGTAACAGCTAAGGTTGTTCCTCCTGCCTTTGAAACTGATTTAGCTACTGCGGGAACATCTAGTGGTGAACGCTTATTGCAACAACTTCGTTCTTTAGATACTCCAGAAGCAAGAGCTTCACTTGAAATCTTAGACGCTACAAAAGCAAAGTATAATAGTCAGTTATCTTCATGGTTTCAAGAAGCTGAAAAGTTTAAGTCAGGAGCAGAGGGCGCATTACCTAAAGCAAACATAGAAGAGATGCTAGTTAATCTAAATAAAGCGGCTAGAGAAAGTTATTATACTCTCTGGAAGGAAGCAAAAAAATACGGAGGTGGTTGGGAAGATTGGCACACATTCTTCAGAAAATTTAGTACAGAAGCTGTTGGCGGTGCAGTTGGTTCAATGAAAGAAGACGTAGGTAAAGTACTGGGTGGTGAGTTTGGACCACTTGGAAGTCTCTATATACTTAAAGAAATTTTTGGAGCTAAGCTTGGAGCAGGTGTACAATACGGAGCAAAAGCAATAAAAGCAGGAGCTATAAAAGGTTGGGAAGAATTAGATCCTTATGTTCAAGACTTGTTTAAGTATCAAGTTGGTGTTCAGATGAGTAGAGTAGAAGGTATACTTACCTCCAAGGCTGCACAAATTGTAAAGAATACTGTACCAACTACAGGGTCTTTTGTTTCTAACTCTACCCCACCAAATGCAGAGCAAGTAAGTACTATGACCAAAGTTTATACTGCAGCTACTAATCCTCCCAAAGCTTTGAGTGAAATAGAAGTAGGCAATACTCATATGGAGTACATAGACACACTTAAGGAAATCTATCCAGCTCAGTGGAATAGATGGGTTGCCGAGTACATGGGCAAGGTAGGTGATAAGGTTCGTGAAGGTCACTCTATGAGCGAGCAAGATAAGTTAAACTTTTTTAAGATAACAGGAATGCCGTTTGATAATAATTATAGTCCTTACATGCAGAACAGTATAAATCAGTTTTACAACGTTCCACAACAACAAGGTGGCATTCAATCAGCACAGGTACCAAAACAAAGTTCTAGCCGGGTTTCTGTTAACCAGGCAGGGAAGTCTGATCTAGCTAACAGAATGCTATCAGACGATCAAAGAGTAACATACACCAGTAGGAGTAGATAACATGGTAAAAGTATTTAACGACGCGAGCGGGTACGATGTTGAGGATTTAGGAGCAGAGACAGTTGAGGAGGCTGCTTTTACCTCAGCTTGGATTTCACATGCGCAAAGAGATATGAAGAGCGGTAGAACAAATGTAACGTTTAGGGATAATTACACGTGGGTCGGTAGTATGTCGGAAGACGAATGGTACTCCTTCTTATCGTCTCCCTCAAAGGGCAAATGGTGGCATAGCGAGATAATGAGACGTTAGTTCTTTTTACAATCACAGCTGCAACAGCAGTTGCATTTAGGCTTGTAATTGGGATCATAACATATAAACACAATTATACCAAAAATGATGGCAAGTAACATATTCTCTCCTTATGATATCTTCTTGAGACGTTTTACTACAGCTTCGTAAGCATACTTACCTTTGATATTCTTGCAAAACCAAGAACCAACACTACCGCCAGCCTTGCTTACTTTCTGCCAAGCAACCACTTGGTCAATACCAACGTTAAAGTAATGATAGACGCCACCCCCCTGAAACTCTACAGTTAGAGTTCTGAGATCTGTACAATAGAATGCCGACCTAATGTTAGAACTATCTGCTAGCTTTATCTTTTTCATATCTTCTCTCCACTTGTTATAGCTAAGGAAGGCTAGTACTTAATACTAGCAGTGTCAGAATCTTTCTTGCACTCTTGCCACCACTCTTCATCTTGTTCTATGCCATCTGAAATAGCTGCCCCCCATGCAAGAGCATCATCTACTGAGACTGCTGGACGTTCCTTCGTCTTAACTGTCCATGGACACAGCAACGCTCTTTCTCGTTCCCAATATGCAAAAAAAGTCTCATCATCCCTGAGGTCCCATATGATCACATTGCCTGTATCAAACCAGTGTGGCAAAATAAATATTATTAGCAACAGCACCAAAATAATCATAGTAGCTTTTCTTTCTCCACTTGTTATGTTTATACTATAGTATGTAGTTTTTATAAGTCCACACACACGACAATTTAAAATGTATTGCTATTCTTGATCTTAAGAGAGATCACTCCTTGTAGTTCGGGCCTGCGAGTGGTGATCAACCCGAACTGATCACCATTTAGCCTGGTACTATAGGAAGTGATCTCTTTTTATTTAACAAATGGAGTTTTTATGACGCACAAATCAGAAAATCAAACTACTTATTCTTGTCCTTTTTGGGACGAAGCTATAGCACTTTACAATGGACATAATTTACATTCCTTCAAGTATCTTATGCTAGAGTATATTAATTTTCGATCCAAGGCAAAGGGTGTTTTGACAAGATCCGCCATGAGAAGTGTATGTGAACGGCATGGATTTGATACAAAAAGTTTCCGGATCCTGCTAGGGAGATGTAAGAAATTTTTGGACAAAGATGAGTTAAAAGACGGAGTTATAAAGCTGAGTTTGGAACCCAATAAGGCTAATAAGGCTAATAAGGTTAATAAGGTTAATATAAGCTTAATAAGATCAGATTGTAACCAAGGCTCCAATCTGATCACATCAGAAAACTCAGAAGAAGACTTTTTAGACTGGGAATGGGATGAAGAAGCCTAATCTCTTTCTCTAATTGGCAGTTAGGACTAAACCACAATTATGATTAAAGATAATAAGCTTAATAACTTTATGAAGGCAGCTCTACGTAAGTACTGGCAGAGATGTGAAGCCTATCAAAACCTTATCAGAAGTGCTAAAGTTGAAGGTAAGTACCACTGCAGTAACTGTACTAAGCACATCTTACGTAAGGATGTTTATATTGAACACATAGTCCCCCTTAGCACTAGGGCCTATGACTCCTGGGAGAGTTATTGGTATGCCCTATCTGACTTGTCCAACGTAGCCGTATGGGGCAAGCAATGTTGTAAAAGGGAAAAGGACAAACAAGATCGTGTCAAGAAAAAGAAAACCAATCTCAAACCTACAAGGACTAGATGACCAGTCAGATTACAAAAACAATCCAGCTCACTGGCGTGAAGTTCATGTACCTCATATAGTTTTAGAAAATGCTCTAACAAATGAAGAAGATCTAGATCTACTTGAGTTGTCTCAACAAGACAGAGACTATCTTAAAGAAGCCAACCTAATCCTTCGTGAACGTCTTCTAGATCTAGTTGCTATCCATGTTAACAACAATCTTACGTTGCATCAGAAGAATGTAGTACAGCTTGTTGTAGTACAGGGCTATACTTATAATGAAGCTGCAGCTACGTTAGGAATAAACTACACTGCTGTCAGCCACGCTCTTAAAGGTATCAAGCGTGGAGAAGTCTATCACGGAGGAGCTGAAACTAAGCTCAAGAAGCTCTTAGAAAACGATACACAGTATAATAACATTAAACAGATGCGACATGAATTAAGAAACCACAATATAGACATAGCACGCTGGGTTGTTGAAAACGAGAACTCGGCCTATATTTATAAGGATCCTAATGTATACAGTAAAACTTCTCGTGTGGCGACCAAAAAAACTAACAAAAAAACCTAAAAATGTATTGCCAAAAAAGTCTATATATATAGATTCACAAGGAGGAAGAAATAATGACAATGTTATGTCTGAAACCAACTAGATCACAATTTGCGAATAGAACACAATACGTCCAAGCCTGGCTCCACTGGAAACGTCATAACGATCCTAGGTACAGGTTTATTCTAAATACTTACTCAAATATGTATAGGTTACTAAGAATACCAAATGCCAAGTTTTGTAAGAGCATTGGATGTGACGGTGCAACTCTTCGTCTTCATCTTGAAAGCCAATTTACTCCAGAGATGAATTGGGATAACTACGGCAAAGGCAAGTTGTGGGAGGTTAACCATAAATATAGCCTAGTTGAAGCTTTTGAGCAAGGCGGAATGGAAGCCTTAAAGCAAGCAGCTCATTACTTAAATACTGAACCCTGTCTAACTAAGACTAACCGAAAAGGCAAGAATGGTAAGAAGCACACTACTAGGAATGGATTTATGCATTCTACATGTGAAGTAATTGAAGAAGCTGACGACTACATTAAAGTTAGTTTGCGTTTAAGAAATAAGGAGCCAAGGTATCCTTATATTATTCTTGACCGAGAACTAAAAGACCTCATTAGTAAGGGTACAATCTTCTTTCAACAACAAGCTGACTCTCCTTGCTATAGACCTTACTCACCTACTGTAGGAACAAAAGAGCCTATGGTTACAATTTGGACCTTTCTATTTCCAAACCAGAAGTGGTCAAGGAGAGTACGCAGAGTGTCTGGTGACAATCATGATTTCAGGAAGCAGCACTTTAGAGTTATAACTGAGGAAGATATTGTAGCAACTAGAAAAGCAGTTGCAAAAAGATCTTATGAAAAGAAAAAGCATAGGAGAAAACAACTTGGCCGATCAACCTAAAAAGCCTAGAAAGATAATTGTCCCAAATATGAAAACTTTACCTCCCAAAGACGCTCTAGAGGAGATAGTAAAGGTTGGACTGAATCAAATCAAGCAGCAAGTAGGTGCAGGTGAATTAGGCAAAGAAAATAGAGAGTTCTTCAATTCCCTTATGAAGGGTTATCAGATTCTTTATTCTAATCCTACCAAAGAAGACAAAGATGAAACTGAGACAGTTACTTTATCTACAGACGCGTTGATCGCGATGCTGGCTCAACAAAATAAGGAAGATATCCCACAATGAAAAAGTATGTTGTTCACAGAAATGGAAAAGTATACCTTTCAAGTACCAGTAACCGACAACTATATGACTAAACGTGCTGGTTGGGGACCTCTAGAGATAGTTAGAGCAGTAGACATGACCCTAGTAGAAGCCTTAACTCACCCACATGAGTTTGTACGCGTACAAGCCAAGGCATATAAAGAAAGTGAAAACCAATGAGCGATATAAAACTACTATCCGAGTTTATTAAACTAAATGGCCCAATACCAAGCAAGGGAACTAAAGAATACTTACTTTACATGATGAAATACCGTGGTGTAAGTTTTAATGGTAACAATGTTGTCAAAAGCCTTATTAGTTCAGACCCCGTTGAGAGAGTTATTGCGGAGTGGGTTGTAGATGCTAGGAAAGGTAAGGACAATGGCTAAGTACGATGTATTAGAAGATGGAACAGTAATTAATGTTAAGACTGGAAAGAAGTTGAAACCTTTCAAAGGGCCAAATGGTTATTACATAGTATGGTTGTGTGAGAATAGAACTAAAATCTGTAAATCAGTACATAGGTTAGTTGCTGAAAAGTTTATTTCTAATCCAGAAAACAAATCTCAGGTAAATCACGTAGACGGCAATAAACTTAATAATCATGTATCTAATTTAGAATGGTCTACTAGAAGTGAAAATGTAAGACATGCGCTTCAAATTGGTCTAAACCGCAAACGCAAAGGCTACATATGTTGGGATAACAACAATGAAACATGGCTAGCTAAAATAGAATTCAACACTCAAAAATATGTAAAGTATTCTAAGCACGATCGCAAAGTTTGTGAAAAATGGTTAGAAGATAAAAGAAAAGAACTAGGTTTAACAAAGGAGTAAATAAATGAATCAGCAAGAAGCAATGGTTGAGGGTATCCCAGTTAGTCATCTCTCAGCTAAGTATCCAGAATTTACAGTTCTCGTAGACAAGTATGTAACAATTGCAAATGAAGAGAATGATCTACGAGTTAAGCTAAACGCTAAAGTTGGCGCTCGTCAAGAGTTTGAAGCTCTTCTCAAATCCTACGTTGATAAATTTAAAGCAGCAGCAGATGTTGTTGCAACTGAAGTGGTGAGCTAATGACAATCCGCGGGTACGATGAAAAGGATAAGAACTTTATTCTAAACTCCTACTTAAAATCTACCCGCCATCAGGGTCTCAACTCCTGGCGTAAGACAACCGAATTCTACAATTCTCAGCATCCTGCTCAAGAAGACTACCTTAGTAGATCTATCGTACTAGTTGACGAAGAGGATAACGAGATACGTGGCTACATTATGGGTTATTACGATTATAATCAGGAAGTTATGGTTGGAATGCCAGTCTTTGTTGTACATTTTTCTTATACCAAGAAGAAGTATCGCAGGACTGGCATTTCACAAGCCTTGTCTAAAGCTCTCGTTGAAGCAGCTCTATATCAAACTCCCCAGTGTCTTATTACAACTCTCACCTTAAATACTAAGGCGCAACGCCTTGCAGAAAAGTTAGGATGGCGTTCTATTGGAACAACACTTGTAAGGGAATTTAATGAAAAAGTATAAGTTCATTACTACCTCCCCCGAAGTTTTTATATCTTATAGTGTACTTAAGAAGTACACGTATATTCCTTCTAGTGAAATAATGGGGTATATGCGACTCTACGATAGTGATAAAATAGTTTACGAACCCAAGATAGAAGAACTTACTCTCATTGAAGCCTTAACCCATCCTAACTCCTATGTTAGAGAACAAGCCAAAAAGCTAAAACTTGAACTAACTTAACCTATATGGATATTATCTGATCCTATATGGATCAGACTAAAATAAAACAAGAACTTACCAAACGAGTTCAACTCCTCAAATCTATTCCTATTTCTCTATTCCCAGAACAACAAAAGTTTGTTGCTTCTCCTTCCAAGTATAAAATAGCCAAATGCTCACGTCGTTCAGGTAAGTCTACAGCTGTATGCTATGATCTTGTTAAGGAAGCGATTCTAAATCCTGGTACCAATCATCTTTATGTAGCTTTGTATAGACAACACATCAAGAAGATTGCTTGGCAACCACTAAGGCAATTTACTGCTCAGCTTGGGTGTACCTACAACGAATCTAACCTAACTATCCAATTTCCCAATGGAAGTGAGATTTGGTTACTTGGAGCAGATAAGCCAGGTGCCATGGAAAGCTTGCGTGGAATTAAACTAAGAAGCGCTGTAGTAGATGAAGCAGCCTCATTTACTAACTTAGAGTATCTAGTAGATGAAGTACTAATGCCTACTCTTCTAGACTTAGATGGTCAGCTTACTCTTATATCAACTCCCAAAGCTGCAGTAGGATATTTCTACAAATGTTGGAAGGATCCTAAGTTTGCACAATTTGAATGGCTAACAGACAAAAATCCTCACATAGCTGCAGCTGCTTTAACTAAACTAAAGAAAGCTTATAATCCTAACTCAATGGCTTACAAGCGTGAGTTCCAGGCTGAGTTTGCTACTCCAGAAGGTCTAGTATATAATTATAGTGATGAAAACCTAATACAACCAGTTGACCTAGACCATCACTGGCAATGGTGCCTTGGCTTAGACTTTGGTGTAAGAGACGACTCAGCATTAGTATTAGTAGCCTATTCCGATTTTGCTGATGAGATATACATTACCAAAAGCTTTAGCTCTCCTAACTTAGCTATCTCTGAAATAGCTACAAAGATCAAGGAGATGACAGAGAATATACCAAAAAGCAACTTAAGTATTGTATACGACTCTGCTGCTCTTATCTACGCAAGAGAACTGACAGAAAGATTCAACATTAGTCTTATACCAGCAAAGAAGCAGGATAAGCTTGGTAGTATAGCAAGAGTAAACTCATTACTCTATAACCTTAACCTTAAGGTGTTTGTTCCCAACCAGATCATAAATGAGTGGAGCGTACTTGAGTGGAACAATAAGTCTCAAAAGGAAAGAGAAAATCCTAGTCAACCTAACCATCTTAGCGATGCTGCCCTGTATGCTCTTACTTATATTCATTCTCGTGAGAAGCCCTTAGTTAAAGATCCACCACCACGTGAAATGGATCCTTGGGAAAGGCAACTACTAGAGCAAGCAATGCGTAGGGAAGAAGAAAGACTAAATTACAAGGAGAATGGCTATGACGACTCGCTTGAATGGAGTTGATTTGACTGATCTAGATATAACCGATTGGTTTACGGAAGAAATTGAGCCCATAGACTATAGCCAATTAATCACAAAGGAAGAATACGATGAAACCTTCAACATTAAAAGCAAAGAGGAGCCTAAACCTCACAAAGATAGAAAGAATGATAGACATGCTAAGAGCAAAGGGAATCACAAAGTTCAAAAACGCAGAGTTTGAGATTGAGTTTGAAAGCCGTTACAGTCTTCAGGCAGAGTTTGCTGTTCCTACACAACAACTCACCAATGGTGCAGGTATGCCAAGTATGTGGTCTAGTCCTGAAGAACTTGAGAAGATTGAGTTCCTGGCATCAGATATGGAAGCAGGATATGAGTATGGTGCGGACTAAACAAGAACATCTAAAGGTATTAGAGCTTTATCTTCAAACTAAATTAGAACAACGCGATTGGCATGGCGTTAGAGATGTGTGTGTAGATATTGAAATACTAGAAGCTCTTATTAAATATGAAGGAGGAGAATAACGATGGCACTTAGTAGACCAACTAACAATTCAGCACAAACAAAGGATCCTTGGTGGCGCACCAAGAAAGATCCGCATCATAGACTTCTTGAAGACTTTCGTACAATAGCTCAAGAATATTATCCTCGTCAACAAAACCTCTTAACCTGTATGAGGCATTATAGCCACCGTTACTATCAAAGTGCCTTGCGTGGACACTACATTAGTTCTATGCACCAGGTTAAAAATGAGCAAACAAATCCAATAGTTGTAAACGTAATTAGGAATGCTATAGACACCGTAACAGGAAAGATTACTAAGAACAATCCTAAGTTGGTAGTTCTACCAGAAAAAAATGATCCAGTTGCCGAGACCAAAGCAAAAGCTCTTGAAAAGTTTCTTCACGCTCAGTTTCAGGGAGCAGGCATCTATCAGAGAACTCGTGAAAGCTTTAGACATGCTTGCATCACAGGAACAGGAATAATAAAACTCTATTTTGATCCTCACAAAGGTGATGACGGTGAGATTGTATGTGAAACCATTCTTCCTCTTGAGATATACTTTCCACCACAACTAAGCGTATATCAGAACCCACCTTATATGTTTCAAGTAAGAAACGTTAATAAACAACAGTTTGCAGCAATGTATCCAGCACATGCCAAAGATATATTACATGCTCCAGCAAACCTAACCAGTCAACAAAGACCCAAAGACACCATTCGTCAAGAACACTTTCAAGAGACTGTAGAAATTGTTGAGGCTTGGTACAAAGCGAGCCCTGAGCTTCCAAATGGTCGTCATGTAATCTGTATGGACTCTGTAACCCTTCTAGACGAAGAGTACCCAGAAACTGAGTTTCCATTTATTCTTATACACTACAACCATCCTCCAGTAGGAATGTGGGGAATAGGAATAGCAGAACAACTTAGAGGTCTACAACTTGAACTCAACAAGCAGTACCTACATATCTCTAACAACCAGAACCTAATGGGAAGGCCAAAATGGTTTGTTCAAAAAGGGTCCCAGATCCCACAGGGAGCGTTTACCAATGGCTCAGGAGCTATAGTAGAGTACGCAGGAAATGTGCCCCCACAGATGCAAGTTGGAAATCCTACACCTCCAGAAGTATTTCAGCACGCAGATCGTATAGTTCAAACCTCTTATCAAATCATTGGTCTAAGCCAAGCAAGCGCTACGGGCCAAAAGCCAGCTGGACTAAATTCAGGTATAGCAATTCAAACCCAGCAAGACATAGAAAGTGAAAGGTTCATAGAACTACAACAAAGTTATGAACATGCTCTACGTGCAATTGGCAAACATATGATTAAGCTTGCCAAGAAGCACTACAAGCCAGAAGATCAAAGAGTAGTAAAAGCATTAGGAAAAAGTAGCTTTGAACTCATAGAGTACAATAAGCTAGACACGGACGATATGAAGTATGAGTTAAGTATTCAGACAGCAAGCTCACTTCCAGATACCAAAGCAGGACGCATGCAGTTTGCTCTAGATTTAGCTCAACTTGGAGCCTTTCAACAAGATCCAATGTTACTACTTGAAATCCTTGAAGTTCCTGGTCAAGAGAAACTATTTGATAGTCTACTTAATGATCGTCACCTAGCTGACGAGTACATAATAAGACTCAACAACGGTGAGTATGTAAGTCCAGATCCATTAGAAAATCATAAAGTAATCTACCAGAAGATGCTTGCCTACTATAAGTCTACTCGCTTCTACGGAATGAGTCCAGAAGTAAGAGACTTGTATAGACAACATCTACAAGAACGTATGATGCTAATGAATCCACCTCCACAACCTCAAGAGATGCCGTCTCCTCCAAATCCAGCAATGGGTTTACCACAGAGAGCAGCTCCAGTAGGTCCAGGACCTAACTTAGGTGGAGCAGCACAACCAGCAGCCCAGCCAGGCATGCCAGGTGTCCCAGGAGTAAGCTAATGTGGATTAAAGATCCAAGTACAGGTCAACCTTCAGTCTCTCTAACCTTATCTATAATAAGCTTCATAGGATGCATTATAGCTTCAGGGTTAGAGATGGCTGAACTAGTCCACAATACAGGCCTAATACTAGAAGTGTTTTACGGTAATATTGCTCTATACTTTGGCAGAAAGTTTACATCTTCCAAAGGGTTAGTACTAGACTCCAAAAGCGATAGCCCCAGCGAAAGCTAGGGCTACCTAAAGGAGAGAATTGAAATGCCAGAACCAAGACTACAATAGTAGGATAGTCTAATATGTCAACAACGGTATGGATTTTCACTTACTAGGTAACAATGGACCTTAACACTCCTTTGTTACACACATATCCGCACGCCAACAGGCCTTAGGAGGTTATTATGACAACGGCTCAGGTTACAGATGTAAACTCACCCGACACGACAGAAGTGGTAGAAAGCAGTGAAGCAACAGAAACAACTGCAGAGGTTCAACCCACAGAACCAACAGTACCCACAGAAGCTAAAAAGGATCCAGAGAAAGAGTTAAGGCAACGATTTGCCAAACTAGGTCGTAGAGAACAAGCTATCAACGCTAAAGCAGCACAGATAGACGCCCAACTAAAAGAGCTAGAGAAGTATAAAGAAGTAGATACTTTAGTTCAACAAGGTAAAAGGCTAGATGTTCTTAATAAGTTAAACATACAGTACGACGATCTAACACGCGATTTAATCTCTAACCCACGTGATCCAGCACAAGAAAAGTTCCTAGAGCTACAAGAGCAGATAGCTGAGCTAAAAGCTGAACGAGCTCGAGAACTTGAAAGGGTACAACAAGCTCAAGCAACACAACAAGAACAAGCCGCACGGCAGTTTGTTGCTAGCAAGGTTAAAGAACTTAACGCAGAGCTTATAGATACGATAGAAGGTGGTCTTGACACAGCGTACTCAATGGCGATCCAACTCCTACAGGACGGTACTTACTCAGATCCAGTTAAAGCGACAGAGGCAGCAGTTAAAGAAGTACAAGGCTACTATGCAAATCAACTAGAGAAGGCGCTAGGCACATCAGTTGGTAGATCATATCTAGAAAAACGATACGAAGAATACACTAAAGCCAAGAAGGCAGAGAAAGAGAAGGCAAGTACACTAACAACTAGAACTCCTACAGGGAAGGTTAATAGTACAGTACAGTCAACATCACCTGAATTCGAAGGCAAAGGGACCGCAAAAGGTCTCAAAGAGCTACTCAAACAACAAAGAGCTCTAAACAAATAACTAAGGAGAAACTCAAATGGGTATTACATTAAGTAATTTTGATCCAATTTTAAAACAAAACTATGATGCAAAAGTAATCATGGACCTCGTGACTGCACGTCACCCATGGTTCGCACTTGTACCAAAAGACAATGGCTGGACTGGTAACGTAGCTGTACTTCCACTACAATACGGCAACCCACAGTCAGTTGGTTCCGGTACTTCTAATTTCTCAACCCTAACCAGCAACATCGGTCAGTCAGCTTACACCAAATTCCTACTCTCAACTGCTCAAACCTACGGTGTAATCAAAGTAGATCGTGAAGCATTCCTTGCTTCTGCTGACATGGACGGTGCATTTGCAGACGCACTTGACCGTGAAGTTCGTAGCGTACTCAAAGAAGTTGGTCGTGATATTGCACGCCAATTGTTCGGTACATCTAATAACTATCTCGGCCAAAACACCTCAGGCACAGCTTCCCCAATCACACTATCTGCACAAGATGGTCGTAAGTTTGAAGTTGGCATGAGAGTTATTGCTAGTGCAAACGCTAACGGCTCTTCACCACGTTCTGGTGTTGGTACTGTTACAAAAGTAGACATAGATGACGATGCAGGAACCTCAACAATCACCTACAGCGGCACAATTTCTTCACTTGGCTCTTCTGATTACATCTTCCGTGAAGCCGGTGCTGGCGCTGGTATCTCTGGTCTAGGTGAATGGTTAGGCAGTGATAGTACACTTTTCTCAGTTGATCGTTCAGTTAGCTACCGTCTCCAAGGTCAATCACTAAACGCTGCTGGTCTCTCAATTGAAGAGGCTTTCATTCAAGCAGTTACCCGTGCTGACCGTGAAGGTGGCGTAGTAGACATCATCATCACTGATCACGATACCTTCTACAAACTTCAGTCTTCAGAACAAGGTCAACGTCGTTACGCTAACTCAGACAAAGCCGCTCAACTAGGCTTTGAAGGTCTAATGATGGCTAACGGTGCTATGGTTGTTGCAGACAGGTTCTGCCCATCCAACACTGCTTACGCTCTTGAGCTAGACAGCTGGGTTCTTAAGTCTCGTGGTGATCTCGTTCACTTCGTAGAAGATGACGGTCGTATCCTCTTGAGAGATGCATCCAGTGATGCAGTACAAGCTCGTGTAGCTTCCTACGCTCAGCTTGGTTGCGTTGCTCCAGTTCATAACGTTGTAATCACTAACCTAGGTCTATAATATTAGCACGGTTAGTTACTGTGGTGGGTGCAGCAGTCAAAATACAAGCACCTTTTTTTAATAAGGAGATTCTACTATGGCTAAATCTGATCAAAAAACCGAAAAGGTTGGTGATGTAAAAGCCGTTAAGTCTAAACAAGACACTCCTACTACTACTCAAGATCCAGGTCTAGGCAAACTAGGCCCCTCTGTTGCTAAGCATGAAAACGCTCCTACCACACTTGACAAAGGCGTTAAGCAAGGCAAAAAAGAAGACGATGAGTATGGTGTAATGTCTGTTATTACTGGCAAATATGTTATCACACCAGGCAAACCTAAGCTTGATCCTGAAGATATGTTAAAGACTCAGGCAGCTATGCAAGCCAAAGAAGCTAAAGATGACAAGACTCGTGCAGCAGCTAAGGTCTCTAAGTCTAAGCCTCAGAAAAAATACTAATAACTTGTCGACCCGTTCCTCGACATTAAACAACACGAGAAGGAGATTCTAATATGGTATGGCACAAACGATCACCCAAAGTATACGATTCAGGCGTTCACATTGTAGAAGGTAGATTTGAACTAGATGGTTCTAGCGATCCAACTAACGTTCAAGGTAAAGGTATCAAGTCAGTAGTTCACACAAGCACTGGTCTTTTTACTATTACTCTTGACCGTGAGTATGTAAAGCTAATGTCTGCTACTGCTACTGTTGGCCTTCGTACACCCGATGACGTAGCTGCTCAAGTTGGCAAAGTTGCAGTAACCTCTAACCCACCCACAGTTCAAATTGCAGTTCTAGATGCTGGTACTCTTGCTGATGTTGCAGCTGATGGTTACGGCGATAATGCAGTAAGTTTCTGTTTAATTCTAAGAGACAAGTCTCTACAGTAATGATTTCTAGAAGGAGGGGAGAGCTTCCCCTCCTATTTCATTCTTATTAAGGAGTTAATATGCGCACGACAGTCAAAACAATCCTAGATGGCTATGCCTCACAAGACGCCTACTCAGACGTCTTTACAATCGGTGAACCACATCGTAATCTAGCTCTAATGGTAATAGTTACCGGAGCTGATGGATACGGAACAGCAACAGTACAAGGATCCTTGGACGGAACTAACTTTGCTATAATCGGTCCAGATAGTGGCTTTGGTGGGTTTGCATTATCCGCTGGCACCTACCTATACGATGCATATGGTACACACACTAACACTCCTGCAGTCTATGGTGAAGCTCTTATTGATGGCTATACAAACGAAGGTGGAGACCCAGCTCTCAAAACATGTCGTTTAATTAACATGAACAATGTTGCCTTCAAGTATGTACGTGTTAAGTGGGATCATTACAACATAACTGTTCCTACTGCAACCATACAAATACAGGCACAGGCCTCCAGCTAAGGAGCTCTAAATGATTTACTTACCTACACTCGGGGTTCAGTTCCCCGATGTTGAACTTACTCAAGGTCCGTTATATGCAACACTTATAAATGGTTTTGCAGTAGCTGTAGATGATTTTCTTGGTCAAACTGATCTAGCTCATGTTACTGGTAATATTCTTACTATCAACTACGGAGCTACTGAGACAAATAACGACTTCACTCTAGTCCTTCAACGCAATCCTGGCAATCAAACAAGCACTGTAACTATTACATTTCCCTACAATAACGGAACTGTAGGTCAGATCTTACAAGTAGATAGTAATGGATATCTTAGCTGGGTGAACCCAAGTACAGTTGGCTTCCAAGATCCAATGACAAGTGCAGGTGATATAATCATCCGCAATGGATCCAATGTTACCTCAAGACTAGCAGTAGGAAGTGCAGGACAATATCTAAAAGCAGTAGGTGGTGTACCAACTTGGGCAACAGCAGTGTCAAGTGTAAGTGTAAGTTCTCCTCTAGCTGTTGCAAATCCAACTACAACTCCTAGTATTAGCATACCAGCTGCAAATGGTTCAGTAGATGGTTACTTAAGTTCCACTGACTGGTTAAATTTTGATAGTAAAGAAGCTGCGTTACCTTGGACTACCACAGGCGACCTAGTTTATTATGGAAGCACGTCTCCAGCTAGGTTAGCAGCTCCTACCAGCCCTCCTACTAGCAACACAGCCTATAGGCTTATTTACAACTGGTATGCGGGGGCTCCAGAATGGCAATCTTTTGGTACACTTACTGTTAACTACAGTGTAGCAGCTCCGTTATATGCGAACTATATAACTCCTAGCTCTACTGAGTTTAATATACTACAAGCTACTTCATCACAAGATGGATATTTAACTTCAACTGACTGGGTTACTTTTAACACAAAGCAGCCGCTACTTCCTTGGGTTAATACAGGAGATTTACTGTACTATGACAGTGGTTCTCAAAAACTAGGAATAGGTTCTACTGGCCAAGTATTAACTGTATCTGGTGGTCTTCCAGTTTGGAGTACGCCTGCTTCTACTTCTATTACTATTAACACTAGTTCTCCGCTTACAGGCGGAGGCACTGCAACAACATTTAATCTTGCAGTATCTCAGGCTACTGCGAGTACAGACGGTTATCTAAGCTCTACCGATTGGAATACCTTCAACAATAAACAACCAGCCGGTAGCTACGCTTTACAAGCAACTTCTATCTCAACCACTAGTCCTTTACAAGGTGGAGGAGATCTAAGTACAAGTAGAACACTTAGTATCCTTCAAGCATCTAGTTCTCAGTCAGGATACCTATCTTCAACCGATTGGAGCACCTTTAATTCCAAGCAAGCCGCATTAGGCTATACTCCAGTTAATAAAGCTGGTGATACCATGACTGGTGCACTAGACATGGGAAGCTTTAAGATAACTTCTCTAGCTAACGGTACAAGTACTAACGACGCTGTTAACTATGGTCAGTTAACTAGTCTAGTTACAGGTCTAATCTGGCAAAATCCAGTACTAGACCCAGATATTGTAAACGATAGTCTTTCTACTCCTCCAGGAAGTCCAACAATAAGTGCTACTTATATCATTGGTGCTAGCCCTACAGGTGCTTGGGCTGCACATGCTGGTCACGTTGTATGGTGGGATGGTGCGAACTGGATTGATGTAAGCACTGGTGATAAACTAAAAGCAGCTGGTTCTCCAGTACAAATTGGTGATAGATTCCTTGTAGCAAGCGCTCATGATGTCTCAGGACTAATTGGTGGTAACTTTACAGGTCAACAGTATAAGATTGCAGTAGTTACAAATGCTACTCCGGGAAGTTACGCTTACACTTTTACTAGTCCAGTAAACAACTGGGCACTTAGTGTGAACGGCATAGGATCTAATCATGTAGGTTCTAGCTTTACTTACTCTAGTACACTTGGTTCTTGGGTCAACTTCTCAGGTCCAAGCCAGGTAGGTGTAGGTGATGGTCTAAGCTTGCTTGGTAATACAATAAACGTTAACTATGACGATAGTACTATAGCAACCAATGGAAGCAATCAGCTTTATGTTAAGTCAGGTGGCATAACTAATACTCAAGTAAAT